AATCATCCCGCCGGGCCGGGCCCTTGGCGCGGAGCCCGACAATGCGCCCGCGCCCGTCAAGGAAACGGAGGTCATGCAAATCCCCATCGATCACGGGCCGCCCGCCCCATTTCGCGGGCAATGGTTCGCCTTTTTTAGTGTCAAATACGACCGCGACGTTTCCTCCGGCCCGCGCCAATTCAAGGGCCGTTTCCCCGTTGCATTCGCTCCGGGAGAATGTGAGGGAGTAATTTTCGGGCAGGCGGCCCGCCAGAAAAGCCCGAACGCGGGCGGCGTTCTTTGTGTAATCGTAAAAGCGAATCGCGGGAAAGCGTCGCATCAAGGGAACGCCAATTTGCCCGCCAAGGTTCTCCCAAGGGAGGTCGCTTGTTCCATTCAGACGTACGCACAACTCCATGCCTTGGCGCTCCGCCTTGCGTTGCGCGCTCGCGATGTCCTCCGCGAGGGTTTCCACGAATCCCTTCGGGTCGCGGAAAAAGGCCTTTGTTTTCGCGATCCGGGCGTCCTGAACGTTAGAAAAAGCCCCCATCCCCGCCAAGTTAAGGCAGGAAAAAAGGCAACCTTCGGACGCATGCGCGCAGACGTTGCGGCCCGACAGTGATCCGGGTGCAAGGTAAAGGATAGCGGTCAAGAAACCAAGGGATTCCCCTTTGGTTGTTTTCGCATTTTCAGTTGTTAGCAGTTGCATGACGGGTGGTTTTTACGGGTTGTTTTGTACGGGTGTTTTTGTTTCCTGACGTTAGCCTGGCAAAGTAAAGGCAAAGGCGAGCGCGATAGCGGCGCCGATAAGGCAGCAAGCAAGGGTTTCAAGTACTTGTTTCTTTGTCATAACGGGCACAATGTAGCCTCTCCCTCCCCGTCCGGTAAAGCCCGAATCCCGCCTTCCCTGCAGGCAGTAGTTCGCCTACTGTCCGTATTCCCTTGCATTATGCTCCCGCCCTTATTTGCAATTATTCCATGGCTCCCGCTTTCCCGCCCGCTCCCGCCCTCTTTCCCGCCTCCCTCCCCGAATCCCCGCTTCCCCGCCCGAAAAGGCGCGGGCGGACCGTAAAGCCGCTAAAGCGGGGAAGGCCAAGCAAGCGGGCAAAGGCGGGCCGCCTTAACTGGTTTAACCGCCTGCTCCGTTCCGGGCAACTAGAGGAAGCGGTCAAATGGCATAAGCGGGCAGGCCTTGCCAAGTACGGAATCCCGCTGCCCGCCCTGCCGGCTCCGCCGCCGCCCGCTGCCTCACCCGTTGGCCCCGACACTGCCTCCGGCAGCTACGGGGGGGCGGGGGGCAGCCAGCGCCACGGGCGGGAGAATTGGGATAAAACCACCCCGCTAGTTCAAAATTCGCAGTGCAGTCCGTTAGCTACGGCCACTGATGTGCCGCTGGCAGTGGAAGCTGACCTCACTCGTCTGGCAGCTAAAGCTGACTGCACTCCCACTGTCACTCCCCCTGCGGGGGAGTCGGAGGGGGAAACGGGTTTTGGTCAAGCAGAAAGTATCAGTGCAGCTAATTTAGGTGGGGAGGTGGTATCAGTGTGGCCGAAGGTGGGGGAGGCGATTGTAGGGAAGTTGTGTCGTAACAAGCAGTACAATGAGTTGAGGGTGGTGGGGGAGGATGGGCGGGAGATGTGGACGAAGGTGGGGAACTGGCTGTTTACGAGTGGGCTGATTCGGGGAGAACGGGTGCTGGTGCGGAAGATCTGGGGCAGCGGCGATGACACGGATGCCGAGTATGAGGTGGTGCGGAGGCTGGACGTGAATGAGCCAGCGGAGGAACGGAGGGCAGAGTCAGGGTCAGACTCGGGGTCAGAGTTTGTGGCGCCGGTTGTTGCTCACGAATCCGCTCTTTCTGAACAGCAAACGCCCAAAGCGTCATTGGATGCACAACAAACGCCTGTGGCTATCCTGCCGCAGTTCCAACGGGAGGAGCCGGACTATCCGCGTAAGCCAGAGTCAGGTGAGGACTACATTGCCCGGATCAGGGCAGAGGCGGCCATGTGGGCCAACGGGCAGGGACGGTAGGCGCCATGCCGGAAGGAATCAAAACGGATGGCAGCCATGGCCGGACGACGTACTCACCGCAAAAGCTCGTCAATGACTTGGCGGTGGCTACGTTGGAGGGAAGAGGGCTGGGGCTGAAGAAACATCCTCGCCTCGGGTATGTGACCGAGGAGGACAAACGACTATTTCAACGAATCGTGGGAATCACCGTGGAAGAATTCAACCAACGCTTGATCGGCAAACTGGATAACTTGGCGGACCGGATCGTGGACCGGATGCTGGATACCGTGGAGGACACTCCGCTTAACAGCCTCGGGTTCAATCTGGCCGTGGCGATTGATAAGCGGCAACGGCTGGCTGGGCTGAATGCCACGCAAGGCGCGAACGTCAACATCCAGGTCAACAATTACGGGAGCTTGAGCAAGGAAGAGATCGTCGCACGGTTGAGCGGCAAAGCTCCCGTGCCGACAATACAGGCCGCCCCCGTCGAGCTGCCCAACCCTAACGACATCGACGTCAAGAAGCCCGTTGCAGCGACCGTAAGCGGGTAAGCTCGGCAGCTAGGGCAACAATCTCCCGTTCCAGCTCACGGGCGAAGTCCGCCTTCACCCGCTCATGCTGGCTGGTTTGCAGGATCTGATTTACGGCTTCGTCCGTTCTTGGCGTGTCGCTCATGGGTTGTTCTTCCGCCATTCACGAATCTCAATCAACCATTCCATGTTGCTGGCGTGCGGCTTGAGTCTCTCTGCGATCATGTCGTAGGCGTCCAGTTCCTTTTTGGACATCAAGTTCACAATGCGGAAGTGGTCTTGATCCTGACGGTCTAGGTACTTGGTCAATTCGTCGATATGCGCGTGTAGCGCAGCGATCTGCTCTTGCTCGGTCTTGGCGTCAGCTAGCTTTAGCTTTAACTGACGGCTCCACCACTCCTGCGGGCTTTCCACGTTGTGGACTGTTGCAAACGCGCACATATTCTTCCTTCAGTTTGTTGTGCTCCTCAAGGAGCTTGTTGTACTGGTCGAGTAATCCAAAGAAGGCATCGGCCTGGCGGCCCGCGTGCCACTTATCCTCCGGTGACCATACTTTGTTGGATGCGTTCATTAGCTTGGGTGCGTTTTTACCTTGGTAGCAGTAGTAGTAAATCATCCGGCGCGATGCGCCTGTCTGCCGCGTGATTTCCGTATGGTGTAATCCCTTGGAAGCAAGGTAACGCACGCGCTCGCATAACTGAATGTGTTCTTCAGGTGATACTCCGAGTTTACGCCCGCGCCTTGGTGTCTTTGTCAGTCTCCAAGCATGACCAATCGCTTTGCATCCGTCCAAAACGGGCCAAACGGCATCTGTACGCATACCTGATCTCCTTGATGTTTGATGATGGTTACCAGCTCTAGGTCACCAGACGGGAACAAAAGATAGGTCATTTCTTTTTGGCTGCCTGCGCCTCCAGCATCTGCTGCTTGATGATCGCCAGTTCCTCTTTGCGCCACGGCTCGGACAGCATCTCCAAGAGCTTGCCGCTCTCAATCGGCACCGTGACGGATGCTTGGTGACCCAGTACCATGAGCGTATCCATCCAGATGTCGTAGCCCGCCGCCCTGGCTAGGTCGCAGAAGCCAAAGTCCTCCGAGATGTAGGAGTTAGGTTCGTCGTAGCGGATGGTCAGTTCCCGCTCAATCCGTGCGCGTAGCACCTCATCGTTTTTCACCTCCGACAGCGCCGCCCAGATCTGCTGCAAACGGTGCAAGGGCGTGTTGCGTCCCCGTAGCTCCATCGGAAATAGCTCCGGCACCAGCTTCGGCGCCTTGTTGGGATCGACCAGCATGGCCGCCCGGTCAATGTTACCCAAAGCAATCTTCTTGAAGACGGGCACCTTGATCTTGCAGAAGCCGATGCTGGCTCGCTCCACCCGCTGCAATCCGCTCTCGTCGGGCTCCTCGCCCTTGATAGGGTGGACGTGCCAATGCGTTTCCAGCGAGCGTGACGAGTAGACCGCCGTCACGATGTCACGGTCATGGCCGATCAGCCGCATAAGCGCGGCAGCAGTCACGTCCTCACCATTCCGCATCGCCAGCACGTCTTTGTCCCAGAAAATCAGCTCGTCGAACTTCTGCTCGACCGCGTAATGTGCGATCTCGTTGCGGGCGATCTGCACGGCAGGCCCATCCAACAAGATCCAGTCGAGCTTAACGTCGGGTACTTGCGCCGTAGCCATTTGCAGACTGGTGCGGAAGTACGACTTCGGGATGTCTCCCTTGAGCGGTGTGCCGATGAGGATGCGTTTTTGAGCCATGGGAGGTACAAAAACCACAGTTGAAGCGCGTGAAACACCAAACCTGCCCTATCTATAGGTTATTAGATTCGTTAATACCTGATATATTGGTCGTTAAGCGTATTGTCTGGCGTTATGAAACAATTAAGTGTGCGTTATGGTCACAAAACGAGCGGTGGATGAGTGGTTGATCGAGCCGGACGTGGAAGGCGTACGGGAATACGCACGCTTGAGCATCTACGCCGAGCCCGAAGGGCTGAACATTGACGGCCAGGGGCTGATTCCGTGGTCCCAGTTGGAGTCCAGCCGCCTTACCTACACCGTCCACATGAAAAAGCGCCATGCAGCTCGCTGACCGCTACTACGCTGACGACTTTAAGCCCGATTTTGGGATCCCGTGGGTCAAAAACCCACCCGACAGCGAGTTGTTGAGCTGGCCGCATGACAAACTGGCGAACTACCTCGCGTTTCGGGAGCAGCGGAATCAAGAGGCGCTGCAAAATCCCGTGGGTGCGGGTTGGATTCTGCCCTCATGGCAGACGGTGATGAACAACTGGGGCAAGTACACCAACCACATCATCCTTGGAGGCAATCGCTCGTCAAAATCCATGATCGCCAGCCGCCTTTGCGTGTGGGCGGCGGGTACGATCCCAGGCGCAGAGGTCCGTGCCTACCACGTCAACGAGGACCGGAGCATCGAAGACCAGCAACGCATGGTCTGGGACGCTCTCCCGCAGGGCATCCGCAATCTACCGACCAAGAAAGGACTGAACCACAGTGTCCAGTACTCCCAGAAGAACGGTTTTACTGATAACATCTGTATCCTGCCTCCTGTTGCTGGTTTCCGCCGTGGTGGCAGCATTAAGTTTAGCAACTACCGCAGTTACCAAGCTGACGCGCAGGTAGCCGAGGGTTACCGCGCCCACCTGA